ATACGTTACCGTACATGTTGTCACCGTTGGAGAATCCAGCAGTGCTTGATCCATACTTGAAGTCTAAGTAAAATACTAGACCAGATGGAAGGTTCATTGGTTGAACAGATACGAAGTCTTTTGCTGCGATTTGAGCAAATACTTTACGTACCAATGGTAGAGCTACGCCTGCCCATTGCTCACCTGCACCAGCAGAGAAAGATCCTCCAGTACCAGTAGTAGAAACTTCAGATACTAATTGCTTGGCTTGGTTTTCTAAGATACGAGCCATTACTGATGAGTCATTGCCTTCTAGACCTTCTAGTAGACCTGACTGGCTCCATTTGTCGGCTAAACGAGCAGCGTCTTCTTGTAAGACTTTAAATTCGCTCGCTGAACCTTCGAGTAGGTTGTTAATTTCCATTGTAATAAAAAAATTAAATTATTTTATGATTCCAGCTAATTTCTGCATTCTGCGAACCTGCTCACTTACTTCAGAGATTACCTCTCCTTTAGTAGAGTTACCGGTTGCTTTAGAAGCAAAAGATTTGTGTTCTTTAATGTTAGATTTTTCACTCTTTGGAGCTGCAATATTTTCAGCTACAGTTTCGTAAACAAGTTTAACTTCTTTTACTGTTTCAGCTTTGTCAAAAGTAGTAATGATATTTACTTTTTGAGCTTCTGATAAGTTATTGGCTTTAAAAATTTTGTTTACGTAGAGTAATTTAGAGTTAAGTAGGTTAACTTCAGATAGTTCTTTACGTAAAATTTCGATAGTGTCTAAAGCTTCTTGAAGTTCGTTAGATTCCTCTACTTCTTCAGTTACTTCTTCTTCTACTTGTTCTTCAACGTCTTCAGTTACTTCTTCTTCCATTTCTTGTTGAAGGTCATGGCTTGCTTCAGTAACTTCTTCTTCGTTAACTTCCTCTTCATTTACATCTTCCTCGGCTAGTGCTTCGAGTTCAGAAAGAAGTTCTTCCAGGTTGATTTCCTCGTCATCAGCAGCGACCATGTCCTCTACTCCTCCGATTTCATCTTCACCTTCGATATCTTCGATACCTTCCTCTTCACCATGTCCCATTTCCTGGGCTATGATGTCACGGATTAGATCTTTAAGATCGGCAACGTCCATATCTTCGATTTCTTCTGCATCCTCTTCACTTTCCTCGGCTTCTTCTTCAGCTTCGTCCTCAGATTCTTCTGCGTCATCCTCTGCTGGTTCATCTTCTTCAGCAACTGTTTCTTCAGCTTCTTCTACTGTTTCGTCCATCTCGTCTTTTTCGTAAGAACCTTCTTCAACAGCTTCTTCTTCGACTGTTTCTTCAGCAATAGCTTCCTCTTCTTCTAACACTTCTTCTTCAACAGTCTCTTCCATTTCCTCTGCTTCCATTTCTTGAAGCTTGGCGGCAAGCATGTCTTTTAAGTGTGGGGTCAAAGATTCTTCCATTACGTCCTTAGCATTGGAGATGGCAGCTTCACGAATAGCTTTAGCTTCAGCAATAGCCTGCTTAAGTAAATCTTGATTTGCCATAATGTAATGTGGGTGTGTCTGTACGTTTATTTAGAAACGTAATAGGTAGGTTTAAAAAATTGTAGATACCGTATGGGAGACGGTATATTTGTATATAAATATATAACCTTTTTATAAACCGTTTATTATATATCTAAACTACATTCGCAGGTTGTAGCGCAAAGTATCTCTCTTATAGTGGAATGAACCTTGGCATACTTATTTGTTTGTAATTTAGATACAGATTCGTTTAATCCTCCCGGTGCCATGAAAGCTCCGTGAGTGGACGGATTAGAAACAAAATCCCAACAAACGAGTTCAAAATCGTCTTGTACCATTAAATGACCTTCGTTGGTCTGTTGTACCGATCCTGTACCTCTTGATGAAATACCGATTGTATGTCCGTCTCTTAAAATATTCTTTACAATGTTACCGGCAGGGGTGTTAAGTAGTTGAACGGTCCCCATTACATCGTTTCCTTTCCACCACACTTCTTTGACTACGTGAGAGGCATTTTTCAAGGATACAATAGGAGAATCTGGGTGATCTAGTTCACCGTAAGCGTTTCCTACTTCAATAAAGTTTTTAGTATACTTTTTTAATTCTCTTTCAAGAATTGATCTTTTGTATACTCGGCCGTTTTGATTCTCGGCTTCTGCTCTCTGTAAAATACCTTTTACTTCGAAGATACCAGGCTTGGCCGCACTTTCTACTAAAGTGGTTACAGGCCGAAAAGGAATTACATCTACAATTAAATTTGACATTACAGTACCTTACCGTCTAATGTGAATGCTCTCTGTTTAGTTTCTTTTTCGTGTACTTGTTGGGTGTAGTCTAAAGAAGCATACTTAACCTCTGCATCTTCTGCATCACCGGAGGACTTGAATGGACCAATATAGTCGCCTTTTCCGTTAATTACTACAAACCACTGTCTGGTATCTGGGTTCATATAGACCCCTTTAGTAGTCTTCATGTCTCCACCTACCTTTAACGGACCAGGATGTACTTTAGTACCCTCTTGTACTGCGTCTTTTTCGTCTAAACGTCCGTAATCACCTCTTTTCATTGCAGCGACGAAGTCTGGGTTGAACCGTCTGCCTTGGTCGCCGGCAAATGGATTAACGAAAAAATCAAACGAAATATAGAGGTTACCGTCTTTTATCTCAATGTTTACGTTTTTTAACGAATTAATAAAGTATGCTCTTAATCCATCATGGAAGAATTGTTTTGGATTTCCAATAGTCTTATTACGTAATTCTTCTACATCCATGTCACCGGGCACTACCATGATTTCGGCATGTGCGTAGTCGGCATCTTCTTGGTGGGTAAGTTCAACGTCTACTTTCTGTACGGTAGGGTCAACTTTTTTGATCTCGTCAGCTACTTGAGGCTCGTACTTAGAAAGATCTACGACGCCTCTTATTGCTTCGTTAACTTTTTTTTTGTCCTCGGTTAGGACTTTAACGATAAGCTTTTTAAAAGACTCTTTCAATTGAGCTTTTCTTTCTTCTAGTGGACCTTCTAAATCCACCTCCATTACAGTATCATCTTCGTCAAAGAAAGTAAGAGAGTCGTGAATGTGGTTAATAAGGTCTTCTTTAGCATATTCGATCATACCGGGTTCGGTCATAGGACCGGCCTTCCAGTCATCCCAAGCTCTTTGAATTAATTTTATACCTTTATCAAGATCAGCACTCATTAATTCAACGTATCCGCCATTACCATAGTCGTCTTCTTTAACTACTTTTCCACCTTTACTTTTAGCACGGCGGCCTTCTTTTAATTCAGCTTTAACCATACCGTTATCTTTATCGACGTGGTTGTCTTTTTCAACTGGCTTCATTACGTCTTTTCTATTCTTCTGAACTCTGGTTGGTTCGTCTGCAAGAATATTCAAGTAGTGATTAGGGTTCTTTTCTAAATTGTCGATTACTTTTTTCTTAGCTTTTTCGTAATCTTTTTCACTGAAGTCTGGCTGGATGGTGTTGAAGCCTTTCTTTTCTAATTCGTAATCAACACCTCTTTCAATAGCTTCTAAAGGATGTTTGTCAGCTTCAGTTACTCCGTTATCGTAAGCAGGAAGTTTTTCTTCTTTGTACTTTTCAATTTGTTCAAAGATATATCCTTTGTTCTTAAGAATGGCTACAGTATCCTCATATCCGTTATATTGAGTAATTAGTTGAGGATGGGCAAGACGGGCATCTCGTACAAACTGCTTCTTGTTAAACTTACCCTCTAAGACTGCGTTATATTTTTCTGTAAGTGTTTTCATTGTAGGTAGTCGAATAATTTAGTGTGAGATGGACGCTTTGGTCTTTCAGCCTTTTTGTATCCTATCTTTTTTAAATATTTTGTTGCTTTGTTATCCCTTTTGTTTTTTGAAAAAGCATAAGGTGTTGCGTACTGTGCTCCTGTACCGGGCGTAAATGTCGCACCAGTACCGGTAGTTGAGATTTCGTCAAGAATTTCCTTAACTAATGTTCTCAACTCACCTCTTTTCATGCTTCTCTAATCTCTTTTATCAATTCGTAATATTGCATCAAAAGTGCTAATGTATCGTCATTAACTTTTTCTTTCTTAGATAATGGTGCAATATTTTCTGCTACTTCCTGTAATTTAATTTTTACTATCTCGTCATTTACAGAAGGTATCAATCTAATAATCTCTTTAGATACTTTTTCTAATTCCTCATTTACAAAGTCTCTTAAACGAGTAGTTGAGTCAACAGAAGTAATAAATTCTTTTAATATGTTTTTCTGTTCTGGAAGTAAGTTTTGGTACTTCTTGTTAAACTTTTCTAAAAGAATTTTATAGGTAAGAAGTTTGAGATCTTTTTCGTAAGTACTATATTCCTCAATTAAAGACTGTCTTACCTTATTTTTGTCTTGCTTTTGTTCTGTTAAATGCTCAAGAATCGTGGTTTTGTTGTCAACAAATACTTGAGGATCAACTAACTCAGAATTATTTTGAGCTTCTAGTAAACAATATAAAGCAGCAAAAGGTTTATAGTCTCTTACTTTAGCAGAAAAGAAGTGCTCAACGTCATAGCTCTTTTTAATTTCTGCAATCAAGCTGTACTTTTGATTTTTAAGAGAGGCTTGATCTAATTTACGAGAAATTTCTGTAATAGTTGATAATACAGTTTCGGCCTTTTCTCGACCGATACCCTTGTTTCTTGAGATGTACTCGTAAAGTTTATATTCTTTAGCTAGAAAGTTTTTACCGGAATAAAATTTCTTTAATATTTTAATAGCTGGTGATGGTTTATTCTCGAGAGTATCAGCAGCTATTTGCTTAATTAATAGTTCGTAAATGAGCCCGGTATTTCTAAATTTAGAATGCTTAATTTTCATAAGTAGATTATTTTGGCATTATATATAAATATAGTTAACTATCCAATTCCTTTATATTGCTTTCATCAAGCAGAGTGTCGTCTTCTTTAATTGTTTTTTCGAAGATGATTTTCTTTTTGTTTAAAGCAGAAAGGTCATTTGATAGTTGGGCAAATGCCATTTTAGCTTTCAAATTATCTACTTCATTTACATTGTCGTTATCGCTAGGATAACCGCCGTTCATTCCATGAGTCCCTAATCTATCACGGCCTCCTAAAGGATCTTCTTGAGTTCCTATAAAGGAAGCCTTCTCTTGTGGACGTCCAACAGGATTAGTTTCATCATACCCCAACGGTACTTTTGGTGCTTCAGCAGCACGTCTACCGTACATAGAAGCTAGGTCGTGAGGTGTACCGTAACTTACTCCAGACTCAACTGGGTCGTTACCTTCGTTTTCTATTTGAGAAAGTCTAAATTTACGCTTGGCGTCTTCACGTACTAAATCTCGCATCTGATTATATTGGTCTTCAGAAAGATTAAAGATCTTTTCGTAGACGTAGTCAGAAGAGAATTGTTGAGAGTCTAACATATTTTGAGCAACGTTCATCTTTTCTGCCATTAGTGCAATCTTTTCTTGCTCAAATATAATAGATGGATTAGTTAAGCTAATCTCAAAGTTTGTTAAAGACTCACCAGTAAATCCTTGAGAATATAAATGTACTAAAGCAATCTTGTTTAACTCAGATTCAAGTATCTTTTGAATTCTTTCTACCGTTCTTGCAAATCTAATGTCTTCTGCTGCCAGGGTAGCTTTACCAGAAAGATCTCCTTCATATCCAAAATATGCCTTAGGTACCTTTAAAGCAGCAAACATTTTGTCTCTTAGGTATTCAACGTCATTTGTTCCGTCGTACTCTAGACCTTTAGTAGTATCGATACGAGTAGTAGCATCTCCTCCTCTAACTGGGATGTAGAAATCCTCCATCATATTCTGCATGTTAAAACGCAGATTGTATTGACCTGTTTGAGGATCAACGTAAGGAGTCTTCTTCATTCCGTTGATAGTTTTTTGCATGAACTGCTCAACTTCAGCTGGTGGAATCTGACCTACGTTAACATAGAATACTCTCTTTTCAGGAGCTCTCATGATACGATGAATCAACATCGCATCTTCC